CCCGGGGCCCTCAGTACGCTCGTCACTGAGGTGACTGTCCTGGCAACTTTAAGTGGACTTTCAACCAACAGGAGCCGTTGGCCAATCGCCCATATTGAGCCTGCATCGTTGAGTGAGCTTCCAGCGCCGCCAAAATAGACACTCCGGATGCTCCTAGTCATATGGTAGAGCCAGGGCGGTTGGTAAGACCGTAGACCCGACTGTTCCCTAATGCTACAACTAGAAAGCCCCAACGCTGCTCAAGGGTTCGTTACTCCCCATCACAACGTGGTTTCCTTCAGACTATCCTATAGCAACTCCACTCAGTTCAACTACTCAGACCTCGTTCCAAGGCAAGACAGCATCTAACGCACCGCTAACTACTTATCGACACACATTTCGAGATACAGAACATCCCTTGCTTCCCAAAAGGTACTATAACTCCCAGGATCGGGAGAATGTGCCTGCAGTTAGGTGCTAGCCTTATTGTTTATCAACGGTTGCAATCCCGTTCACCACATTTGGGGTGGTACCCGAAGCAATTAAAACGGGGGCCTAAGCCCAGCCGAGTAGAGCGCCTACCAGCACATCCTATTTCCGAGTAGGACTCTTACTGGTACTAACAAACTTGCGCTCGAACATGACGTCATTTGTGTTCACCATTTCCACATCACGTTGATTCGTTTTCCATTTAACAGCTTGCGTTGTCTCCAATTCTTCGCCATTCCAAATCTCTATTTGAGCCATATGGTCATGACTAATCACCCGCCAAGAACCGGTCTTCATCAGCTTATGAACCTTTGGATTGAGGGTTTTCCATTTACGGTCAAACCTGTCAGCGTCAGCTACTCCAATCAATGGTGCCAGCACTCCAATCACCGCATGCGCTTGATCAACCAACTCAGTAGCTCTGACGTACATCTTAAAACCCTTCTTCGCTATCCAAATCAGCTTGTTGAGGCAACCTCGTAAGAAACTACCTTCACCATGACTAACAGGATTCGAAACTAGGTAGTTATTGTCATCTATCAACATCGTGCCCTCAAAGCCTATATCTGCTCCGTAACCGGTTGGAACATCCGTGTATTGCCGGCCAAAGTCTATAGTATAAGTACCAGACTTCAAAGCCACTAACTCCGTGTTCTGTGCTGTTCCTAGCCCTGTGACGACATCGACCTTAGTAAGAGCCCAGTTATCTACAAAGTCCTTTGAATCAACTAACTGTGTATCCAGGGCAATGCAATCCAAGATGTCGTTGTGGGCATGCTCAAATGTATCCTCAGCGGTGGCAAAGCCATCAGAAGGCTCCTCGTATGGAATCGGATTTGAAAGGCTGATTGTGTACTCAACGCGCAAAGTTCCAGTTGGTGCTTCATAGTGGGGATCGCTAGTATTGCCAAAGCCATCAACCCTAATGTAGAAGACATTCGCCGCGTATTGTCTCAAGACACCCGTATCAGTGGTCTGCAGTCCGTCAGCCACCTTGCGCCAAACGCGCTCAAGTGGGACGGCAATGGTCCAAGTGGTATCACGTATGGCATGCTGTCCAGCACGCGTTAACGCTAACAACTGCGTGGGCTCATCAGACACTGCATCTGCAACATCAGTGTGGATTGCCCAAGTGATAGCTCCCGGACCAATGACGCTATTGCTACCCATGTACCTAAACACAATACTGTCAAACCTGAATTGATCCCAGGCTGAAGAAACAGCATTGAGCCAGGGCGCTACAAGAGACTGATTGTTACTAGGAAACAAATCACGAGGCGCGATAGGAAAGAGGAACGTCTTGCTCAAATCACCATTGACATTCGTATAATAATCAGCCCAATTGAGAATGGCCTCAGAATGTCGAATGGTCGTTACTCCCGTATTACCTAGCATGTAAGCTGGGTTAACGTCCGAGTAACTCCGTGGGAATCGTCGATTCCCGCGTGCACGATTTCTTCTTCCACCCCTAGCCGTGCTACGTTGGGATGGTCGCACATTTGTACCGCGCGCCTGCTGATTAGCGCGACTTTTCTGGTTCCGTTGTCTTCGTCTACGCCGACCGGAACGACCGATTTGCGTAGGCGGAAAATTCTGATTCGAATTAGAATTCATCATTTTCTAACCCCTGGAAGTATGAAGCTTCTTTCTGAGCAATACTACAAAACGGTATTAAGCAGTCAAGGTCACCGGCACGAATGGACTTTTCACACGCTAACTGATCTGTTACGCTGATGCCAAACAACTTGCTCACCAGCTCGCGTTGATAAACACTAGGGCTCACGAATTCATGCCCAGGGTCCAACATCGTAGTGCCAGCGCGGTCACCAAACTTGTAATAATCGGGGGCAAATTTGCACTTGCCTTCTTTGTCATGCCAATAAGCGATTGCACAGATGAGTGGGCAACTAGGGGCCAAATCGAGTA